GCAATGGATACACTTCAGCGTGGCTTTCAATTGAAGGAGGTCACTAAGGCACAGCATTTGCGGGCCGTGATGGACAAAAATATCGACCGGCTTAATAGCTGGTTAGCTCCTCATAGGGGCATGTTGGATAAGATGAGCAGTTTTAGGCAGCAGCCCTTGTTCCTCCTTCTCGGGGGTGCGAGTGCTGTTGGCAAGACATCGCTGCTTAAGAGTATGACTGCCTCTGTTATGATGTTGTCTGGTGAGACTGGTGCTAAAGAGGCCATGCAAGAGATGTGGCAGAAGGGCACTTCAGAGTTTTGGAATGGGTACCTTGGCCAGAAAGTTTTGGTCATGGATGATGTATTCCAGGTCAAGGCCCAGCCAGGATCCGCCGACAATGAAGCCATGACTATTATTAGGGCTGTTGGCAATTGGCCATTTCCCTTGAACTATGCTGATCTTGAGAGCAAGGGCCGTTGGTACTTTAAGTCCATACTTATGGTCGGTACTACGAATGTTTCTGATATTCCCCTTTCCATACAGTCTGTTGTTGCTCAGCCTGATGCTGTTGTCAGGCGAGTCAGCCATGGGTTTTGGATGACTGTCAATCCAGAGTTTGCCACTGAGAGTGGAGGCTTGGATTATGGTTTGCTTGAGTCGACGTTTGAGGCTCGCAAGGCAGCCATTGAGGATAAGAAGGCGGCTGATGGAGCTTATAAGCCAACTGTTGATGACGTTTTGGCTGCCTTTCCTTGGGATGCTTGGAAATTGGTCCCCCATTCTTATACCACAGCTCCGCCTTCGGCCAATTCAGATGGCATATCGCCGCTAGAGTTGGTGCGCGATATGGCCTGCGATTTGCGTCGTAGAAGAGAGGAACACCATGCCTCACTCACTCGCAATAGCGATTGGCTTGATATGCTTGCTGACTGCATTACTGAGCAGTCTGGTGTGGGATCCACTGACTTGGAGATAACCCTTGATTCCGAGCCAGAGCAGTGCGAGTCAGATGATGAGACCAATTGGTCCCGTGATCTGGACCCCTTGCTTTCCATTGATTCCTTCGAGTCCAATGGCAAGTTGCGGCGCAACAGGCGTAGGCCTAGCAGTTTACTTCGCCATAGTATAGTGGCGCAGCTTGA